CCGCCGCCACCAAAAACAGCCGTACCTGCTGCTCGTCTTCCACCCCCACCACCGCCTGCCCCTGCACCAATAACCATTATTGATATCTGTTTTGCCATAGGGGGTATGACATAAACACCACTCACATCAAATTCCTTTATTTCTAATAAATTGGAAATTCCTATAGCACTAGGAAATCCAAAAAAACCATTGTTCACAGTAGACCACTCTCCACTACAGTATTGATTGTAACATTTAATCCATTAACAATTTCTAAAGATGTTGTGTTTCCACCAGGAAGAACCATACCAGTTGCTTCTGGAAATTCAATTCTTAATGCTCCTGCGGTAGTACTAACTGTATTTGCTGCTACTGCTCTTTCTGCAATTATGTAATTAGTTCCACTTACATCCAGTTGAAGAGTTAATTTTCCTGCAGTGTTTGTTGTTGGAACTGTTGCTGCTATTCTAATAATTCTTTTACCAACACCATTTGCTGCTGAAGTAGATAATGCTGCTGCTACTGTTCCAGTTCCTGCTGATGATATTGATGCACCTTCAATTATTGGTTGTGCTGTATATTGTGCTGTTGTTGCCATTACTATCTCCTTAAATTATACCCAATGAGAATAACATAAAATCTGGTGTACCACTTGGTGCTGTTTCCCATGTACATGTACCATTAGAATCAGAACATGTCAAGACTTTTCCTGATGCTGGTGTACTTGTATTTATCTGCAATGTTGTTGCTGCCACCACCATTGTACTCAAAGTATCAGTTATTTTTATACTTGTTGCATTATTCGTTCCATCATCACCAAAAATAATGTAAGGATCTGTCGCATCATCAATACAGTAAAGAACACCAACAGTAGATCCCCATAAACTTGGAGTTGTTGTTAATGAAAGTGGAGTTGTGCCGCCAGAAAAAGTAACTGATCCTGCTCCAGATGTTAAGACTATTTGTGAATCTGTACCTGTTGTACTTATTAAGTTTATATAAGCCTGTCCAAGAGATCCTGGAGGATTATCAGTAACATCGGTATAAACACCAATTGCTGCTGAAGAATTGAATGCAGTTTCACTTACTTTAAATTCTTGATTTGACTTTGGTGATGCTCCTGATGCAATATTGATTCTGCTTACATTGGCAGTACTATCAATGTCAAAAACAGTTCCTGTTGTTAATACAGAGGTTGAAGATGCATATACCAATCCACCAGATGTAAATGAGGTGAGTCCAGTACCACCATTTGTTGTCGGAATTGTTGATGTCCACGATGGAACACCAGCAGAAGTCATTTGCAGGAATGATGTTAATGATGCTGGTTTTGCTAATTTACTTAATGTATTGGTTGCAGATGCATATAGTAAATCACCAGTTGCATATGTTGTTTGATTTGTTCCACCTCTGGTTTCACCTATTGCAGTAGCGTTCCATGTACCAGTTGCTATTGTACCGAGTGTGGTTATTGATGTTTGACCAACATAAGTACTCTTTATGGAGAATTGTGAACCACTTAATGTGAGTGTGGTTTCATCTGCACTAAAAACACCTGCACCAGAGAATTGTTGCCAAATAATTGAATCAGTATCAAGAGTTGTTATTGCTTCAGTTTGAACCCAACCAGTATCTGCATATAATGTACCATTAGTAACGAAACAGAAATCACCACCAAGCCAGTCTGATGCTGCATCACCGTCGCTTGTTCTTCTTAATTCTCTTGCTGCATAAACATAGTATGTGCCGTTTTTACTTGCACCAAGACCACCGACACCACCTTCATTTTTCACCAAGATTCTATCTGCTGATGCTTCTGTCGTATTTGCAGTTAATGTCGTGCCATCATTGAAGGAAGCACCATTTGCTGCATTTCCACCAGTCCATGTGATTGCTCCACCTGCATAAGAAACAGTTGTACCTGTCAAAGTTGCTAATGTTGCAGTAGTTGCAGTTTTTGCTGTTGCATGGATGTGTAATCCTTGGGCAACAGTATCAACATATGCTCTTGTTGCAATTGTAGATGTATCAACAGAAACGGATACTGCGGAGGATCCATTAAAACTGGAAGCAGCGGTTAATCCTGTACTGAATGAAAGTGAATTTGTTGTATTTGCAGTAATAGTTGCAGAACCACCGAGGGATATTGATGAACCATTTACTGTGATTGAGGAATTTGCTAATTTAGTATTGTCGATAGCAGCAGATGAACTTATATCAGCATTTACTATAGAATTACTCAATGATAATTTACTATAAGCAATAGAACCTGCTAGATCTGCATTTAAGATTGCACCAGTTAAATTCAATTTACTATAAGCAATAGAACCTGCTAGATCTGCATTTAAGATTGCACCAGTTAAATTCAATTTACTATAAGCAATAGAACCAGCCAACATTGTGTTGGTAACTGTTCCTGTATCAGTAGTATAAACACCATTTGTTACTGTACTAGCATTACCGGTTAGAGCACCAACAAAAGATGTTGATGTTACTGAGGTTAATCCTGCCACAGTGGTTATTGTTGTACCAGATGTGAGTGTAGTTGAACCGAGAGTTGGTGCTGTGTAGCCACCGCCAACAGCATTTCCATCTACAATTAAAGTTGGTGTTGCTGAACTATTACCAATATAGATTTTTTTGTCTGTAATATTAATAGCAACTTCACCATATTCCAATGATGCTGGTGTTGTTGCTGCTGTTTCTGATCTTTTTAGTTTAATTACTGCCATTAGAATGTTCCACCATCTAGATCTATTGTAGTTTCACTTATTGGTACAAAACTTCCATCTGTTGTTTGATTGCCGGTTCCAATCCATACTTTATTATCTACTGTATTTATGATGAGTGTTCCTGCATTGTATAAAACACTTACATCTGGAGTTTCACCTGAATTTTCCAAAATAATAACATTACTTAATTCAAATGGTGTTTTATTTAATCCAACACCCAACCAAAATCTTTTTGATGCATTGTTTATTACGATTTCTCCCATAGGGATACCGTATAAATTTTGAGATACAGTAGTTTCATCCAGTATTGGCGTTTCGTTTTCACCACCATCTAGATAAAACGCAGCAACTGCAGGATTGGATCTTACCGTTCTTTTTGGCATTTTACTTTACAATCACTGTTGTATTTTTTACTTTAATAATTTTTATCTTATTTGCATTATAATCTGGTTGTATCTTATTTGCCTCTTTAGATGTAACTTTTATTTGTTTCATTTTACTTTAGATTCAACAGTGAATCTTCCTTTACAAAGAGGTGTAACAACATTTGAATTTTTTAATCTTAAGTAATGAAAATAAGTTCCAGGTGTTAATTGTGACATCGTATCTGCATTTATTGTCAATTTAAACGAACCAACTGTTGATCCTGTTTTTGTAATTGTACCAAAGAAAGAATTTGTATCAGGATATTCTAAAGTTCCTTCTGTTTGATTTCCACTAGAATCAATCATGAATAAAAAGGTCGAAGTCTTTGTAGATGTTTTTTTCAACAAGAATTCAATAACATATGATGAAGAAGTAATATTTACTGCTGCTTCATTTTCATCTAGATAATCAAATTGCAATTCTAGAGTTGCGCCTTCTTCTGCTAAGATGTCGTATGTTCCGCCTATCATCGTTTTTTACCTATGTGGTACTTTGGGCAAAGTTCCCACTCTCCCTTTTCTTTATGTGGTATGATTTTTATCTGATTGATTGGGGTTAGAATACTATTCATTTTATCCTTATCTACTACTGCTACTAATCCCCATTCCTCTAACAATTTAGCAACCATATTTCTTCTACCAAGATCGGATTCATTTATATCTGAAGGTAATCCATCTAAAGAAAATAATTCTTTAAAATGTACTATGTAATATTTACCTCTTTTATGTAAAATATGACAAGACTGATATAGTTTTTTATCTTTTTTAGAAGATACCCCTATTCTAGTCAGAGTTTCTTTAACTTTTAGGAAATCATCCTCGTTTTTTAGGGTTACTTCTAATAATGAACCCACATCAAATGAGTCGTTTTGCATAATTATTCTTTCTACAAAAAATGACAATAATATCATTTATATGTATAAAAAATAATCATTAGTCCTGTACGGACATGGTATCCCTTATTTTTTGAATTTGGGTCTTGTTGAGGAGATTCTTATACTCGGTTGCTCTTTTATTTGAAATATTATAGTAAGCCATAATATATTCAATATCTTTATCTTCAGTCTTTTTGAGCCACTTGGAGAATCTTTTCCGGGGACGAATCTGAAGTCTCAAATAATCATATTGCATCTTCTTTGGCAAATGAAATCTAACATTCATTTCATTTGCATGAAAAAGAGTATCATTAAAATATGATAAACTTTTATTTACAATAAATGGAAGATATTCCTTATCTGTCATATCTCCAGATTCGTATAAATCTTTTTTAGTTAAATTGATTGAATTAATTATATCCCAGATATTCATTTTTCAAACTCACATTCCATTGCAAGTTGAACAATACAAGCAACAAGATTGATTTCTTGATCTGCTACGAATGCTGACTTGTACTGATAATCTGCAATGATGAGAATTGCAGTTGCAATGGATGCTGGTGATAGTTTCTTGGATAGAATGTCGTACAACTTACGGAATATCATTGACTGATCATTATCAAGATTGGAGAATACCCAAGAACGAATATTGGTAATATTCTTAGTCTTCATATGACCAATAAGATCCTCAATATCGATATCACCTGCTTCTGCAAGGATACCGGAATCAATATCTCCACTTGTCGAATATCTCTGGAGTTCATTGATGAGTCTACGGAAGTCTGGACTATACTTTACTACCAGTTTTGCAAGAACCTTATCATCATACTTGACCTTTTCATTTTCAAGAATGAATTTAGTCCTATCAAAGAACTGTGAGGATAGTTCCTTCTTTTCTTTACCATCATACCGGAAATCAAGACATGTACACCTTGAATGGAGGGGTTCAATCACCTTGTTCTTGAAATTGCAAGTAAGAACAAAGCGACAACTTTTTGCAAACTCCTCCATAAATCCACGAAGAGCAGGCTGCATACTGGATGGATTTGCATAATCAAACTCATCTAGGATTACAACCTTACCATTACCGGAAAGAGATACACTACTGGCAAAGTTTCGAATCTTTACCCGTAGTGTATCAATATTACCGTCTTCTGAGCAGTTGACTATAATGTAGTCAAGATTCATCTCCATACAGAGTGCTTTGGCTACACTTGTCTTACCACATCCTGCACCACCAGAAAGAAGCATGTTTGGCATGTCCTTCCATTCTCCCTTAACAACCTCAGAGAAAAAACTCTTTAGACGGTTGGGGAGAATACAATCTGCCACTTTCTGTGGTCGATACTTTTCGACCCAGATAAACATGTCATCATTTGTCTGCATACTCAATCCTTAAATGTTGAATCGGCTTGTAGTGCAATCCAGTACGATAGATCCATTTCCTTATGGCTGAACTTGCTAACAATCTGCTTGCAGAGTTCTACTTCATAATCGCCGGGGAACAACTTTAGATCCTCGGTCTTGAAGAACATCTTGAATGATTCTTCACCATTATGATCACCAACTGGGAATGAATAGAAGTTTGAACTTGGATCTGACTTGTCAGTTGCAAACATCTCAATCTTACCTTCCTTGCTATCATCGATGTTATAACGAACACCGATATCAGGAAGTTGAAGAACTGCTGCTGCCTTTAGAAGTTCAGAGAATGCCTTCTGAGTCAGTTCAAATGAAACTGCTACCTTTGGCATCTGTACCTTCTTAGTTGGAACAGTTAGCAACTTTGGTTCACAATAACGATAAACTACAGACGAATTGTTTGAACCACTGATGGTTACAGACTTATCATCAAACTCAAACTCTGGATCATTGAAGAGAGAAATAGTACCAAGGAACTTGTTCAGATCCCAAATACCAAATTCTACTTCAAAGGTTTCTACAACCTCTACTTCAGAAAGAATGTTCTTTACTGGAGAAATGGTTGAGAGTGTATTGCCTGGCTTTACTAGCAGGTTTGAGTTAATCGACGCATAGTTCTTTAAGATGTCTAGTGTACGCTTGGAAATTTTCATAGTTGTAGATGTCATCACATTCTCCTTTATCACTTAGAGTTGTCTCTAATATACTCTATACCCTTACTAAATTCAATAAATTTCTTACGAGGATTTTCAGATACGCCCGGAGTAGTTGGAACATAATTTGTAAACCCAGGCATCATTAACGGACAATGTACTTTTGGATACTCTAATTTATAGTATGCATCTTGTCCGTTGTCAAGTTTTCTTGGTGAAAGTTGTGTAAGTTCTTTATCTCCACAACCACATGCACCACAAAAATGAGAACCGGGAAATTTTACACTATCTTTTCTATCGGCACATGGTGGTAGTTTTTTATCAGAATCACCATGACAACTTAGTTGTCGTAATTCAATAGTTAATGGTTCTGCTTTATTATTTTTAATTCCCCTCGAAACCATTGATTCTGTAAAAGTTGCTGCTTTCTTTAAGAATCCCGCTTTTGGTCTTTGTACTTTTTCATCACTTGAAGGGGCTGATTCTAATTGTTTTTGCTTTTTAATGTTTTCTTCAATTTCTTTGTGTATGTCGGACATATCAATCCTCCATTTCATCCATCATATCAAATATTTCATCCTCATTCATGTATTTAAAGTCTTCTAAATGCATCTTAGTTTCTCTTCTTTTGTTTTTAGATGCTTTCTTTTCGACTTTCTTTGCTAAACTCTTATCTTTAAATTGATCTCTGTAATCTTCAGACATGGCTCAAACAAATTCTCCTACAAATGCTTTTTTAAGAATTTCCAAATTAAAACCAAATGATGAAGTATCCTTCTTTAAAATATTTTCAAGAAGTGCTGCTTCAGTCCAATGTAACGACTCTAACAAGATTGCTAATTTTCTTTGTTGCTTAGTATACTGCAATCCTTCATACTTTTCATAAAAGTACGGAAGAGATCTAAATTCTCTAAACAGTTTAGCATAACTAAATCCTATAGGAGAATCGTCTGGTGTATAAGTTGGTATATTTTGTATCTTTGAATACTTATCCAAAAATGCATATTTCATTAGTTCGACCAATGCTGGTGACTTGTTTTGTTGAAGAAGTTTAATTTTTTCTTCTTCTGTTTTAGCATCTCTAACATCATAAATTATTTCAGATATTAACTTTGTCATTTTAAAAATCCTGTATTACATCCATTAAATTTTTCAATCGCTTTTCAACAAAGTAATCAAATAACTTGGATCTATCTCCCTCTGGTGGTTCATTGAACTTTTCCAGAATAGCATTCTCATACTCCATAGGTATATATGTGTGATCCACCAACATTTGATTTCTATTAATATTAGTTTGATACTCTTGTGGGACATCACTGAATGTCTTCCACTGTGCAAGTTTCTTTGCAGCAAGTGGCTTCTGACGCTTTCCGTCTACAGCAAATGTATCATCTGCTGACAGAATATTTGGAATACCGTCTGTAGCATCGCCCTTGATAATATGTTCAAAAAGATAACGATCTGGTTCTGCACAAGTAAC